GTTTTATCTCAAGAAGCTACTAATCTAATTGGTGGAAATGCTACAACTCCAACAAGTTCAGATGTGATATTATCGTATAACTTATTTGCTAACCCAAATGAAGTTGATGTTGATGTAATATTTGATGGTGCTAACATGGATATGACAGGTGGAGAAGATGTTGTTAAACATATCGTTGATAATATACTAGAAGTTAATAAAGTTATGCGTGGTGTGTTTGGTGCTAAAGAAACAGATTTAGTTGGTGTTTCTACTAATGCAACTAAATCAACCAATTTACAAACATATCTAGGAACTACAATTGCTAAACAATCTTCATTTGGTGCGTTCTATGGTGATTATAAATACCAAAAAGATGTTTATAACGATAAATATAGATGGGTTCCTATCAGTGGTGATATAACTGGTTTATATGCTACATCTCAAGCATTTGAAGCTCCTGCTGGAATTTCAAGAGGGCTGATTAAGAATTGTATTAAATTAGCTTTTAATCCATCTGAAACATATAGAGATACATTAAATCCAAAAGGTATCAATACAATCTATAATATTAGAAATGCTGGATTTGTTTGTATGTCACAAAAAACAATGCAAACAGCTGTTCCAACACCTTTCTCAAGAGTAGAAACGAGAGGTTTGTTTATTCTTCTAAGAAAAGCAACTGTAAATTCATCTCTCTATTATCTTTTCCAGAAACATACACCAGCAATGAGAAGAAGATTCGTATCTGATGTTGAGCCTTATTTCAGAAACTTACAGGGTCTTGATGCTATTGAAGAATATTTGATTGTATGTGATGAAACTAATAATCCTTCTAATGTAAGAGATAATAACATGATGATTGGTGATTTCTATGTAAAACCTTTCAATAGTGTTGAGTGGATAAAACTTAACTTTACTGCAACTCAATCAAATGTAAACTTTGAAGAATTGATAATTGCTAGTCCACTAGTATAGGAGTAAATTATGAAGATTGAAAATTTTAAAGCAAATTTTTTGGGAGGCATAAAACCCAATAAATTTTTTATGGAAGTAGGTAATTTACCTGATAAAACAAAATACTTATTCAAAGGTAGTATGTTACCCGGAGTTAATCTAGGCGAGATTCTTATTAATTATCAAGGTGCACAAATTAAGATAGCAGGAGATAAAACTTTTAATGATTGGAACGTGACAATGTTGTTAGATGAAGATTTTGCTGGATATAATGAAATTGAAGCTTGGCATTTATTGATTAAAAATAATGACTCTGGAATGGGTGCTAATAATCATAATCAATATGAAAAAGATTGTTTTGTAAACATTCTTGGACAAAGTGGAGAAACATTAGCAACATATAAATTTGTTGGATGTTGGCCTAAGATAATTCCTGATACAGATTTGAATTGGGATAGCTCAGATACACTAGTTGAAATACCAATAACATTTAGTTATGATTATTGGGAAAGAGTGACTTAGAAATAAAACGATTAAAAGAGCTAGAAATTAATTTCTAGCTCTTTTTCTATTTTTAGTATATAATGACATAATGAAGAAAAAATACACAAAAGAAGAAACAATAAAAATATTACTAGATTTAAAATATTTTTTTAAAACTAATATCATTGATAATTTACATAGAAAACTGGATCAAAATAGAAAAGTGTTTGAAATTATTCAAATAAAATATCCTGATTTTATGACGAATAGAGATGAAATGTTTTTTCTACAAAAAAATAATCAATTTGATGAAAATATGATATGTAGCTGTAATTTTAAAAAATCTTTTGGTAGAAATAATAAATATAGATTTTTTTGCTCAAGAAAATGTAAAGCTAATGATAAACAGCTTCAAATTAAAACACAAAAGAAGATTAAAGAAACTAATTTAATAAAATATGGTGTTGAAAATGTGTTTCAAGTAGAAGAAATTAAAGAAAAATGTAAGAAAACTTTAATGACAAATTATGGTGTGAATCATCCTTCTAAATCAAATAAAATCAAAAATAAAGTAAAGGATACTATGCTAGAAAGATATGGTGTAGAATATGCTCAACAGTCACAAGAAATAAGAGAAAAAGTTGCTAAGACAAACATAGAAAGATATGGTGTTGAGTGTGTATTACAGCACGATAAAACTAAAGAAAAGATTAAAGATACTAATATTGAACGATATGGAAATAAATCGCCATCAAAAACTCAATATATTAAAGATAAAACTCAAGAGACAATTATTAAAAAGTATGGTCAACATCATTCTAAAATTAAAAAGGTTCAAGATAAATTAACTAAGACAAACATAGAAAGATATGGTGTTAAATCGCCACTACAAAATAAAGAAATTTTAAAGAAAACTATACAGACAAACATAGAAAGATATGGTTGTTTATCAATCCAAAGACATTTAACAAATTTTGAAAATCATAACGAAGAATATATTAGAGCTAATTTTATTAAAAATGGGTATTTCTTAGCTTACGATTTTTGTGAGTATTTTAATTGCTCTTGGACACATTATCATATAACTTGCCAAAAATATAATATTATTGAAAGACATAAAATTGAAACTCATCAAACACAGAATAAAATATATGATTGGTTATATTCATTATATTCAGATGCTATAAATAATGATAGAAAAATACTAAAAGGTAAAGAGCTTGATATTTATATTCCATCGAAACAATTAGCTATTGAATATGATGGTATTATGTTTCATTCTTTCGGTAATTCTTCATATGAAGTGTTCAATAATGCTCATTTAGAAGATAAAAATCAACACATTTCAAAAACAAATGAATGTGAAAAGCAAGATATACAATTATTACATATATTTGAAAATGAATGGTTGGAGAATAAACAACTTTGGCAATCAATGATTAAATCTAAATTAGGTCTAAACAAAAGAATATTTGCAAGAAAATGTGAGATTAGAGAAATTACTAATAAAGAAAAATCTATTTTCTTAGTTGAAAATCATTTACAAGGTGATGATAAATCTTCTATTAAGTTAGGTCTATTTTATGAAAATAAATTAGTATCAGTAATGACTTTTGGAAAGGCTAGATACAACAAGAAATATCAATATGAATTAATTAGATTTTGTTCATTACAGAATTTAACTATTGTAGGTGGAGCCTCTAAATTATTAGTTTATTTTAAAAGAGTTTTTAACCCCACATCAATAATATCTTATGCAAATAGAAGATGGTCAAATGGTAATTTATATAAACAATTAGGATTTACACAAACTCATATATCTCCTCCAAACTATTTTTATTTTAAACAAGATGAAATGATATTACATTCTAGAGAGAAATTTCAAAAACATAAATTAGAGAAAAAATTAGATGTGTATGATGTTAATTTAACAGAAAGACAGAATATGTATAATAATGGTTATCGAAAAATATTTGATTGTGGTAATTTAGTATTTGAAATGATATTAGATAGTATTTAATGATGTTTTAAGGTGTGCTCTAAGCACTTACTTAATTAGAATGATAAAACATTCATGGTATATAAAAAGAACCATCTTAGAATGGTTCTTTTTTATTTTACAAATTTATAAAAGTAAATAATATAAAATAAGTTTAAAGAAGGTTGTAACAATGAGTATTAGTAAATTTAAAGGTCAATTTGCAGATTTGCTTAGACCAAATTATTATGAGATTATTATCTCTCCACCGGCTAAATTAAATGCTCAAGCAGAGATATTATCTTATTTATGTTCTTCAACAGACTTTCCATTTGAAACTATTCAAATATTAGAATTGGTTACGCATAGTAGAAAGAGAATGATAGCATCAGGTGTAGACTTTGACCCTATAACAACAACATTTTTATTAGACTCTACAGGTAAAGTATTAGATTTATTTCAAAAATGGAAAGCTCTAATTATAGATGATACTTTCAGAGTTGGATATTATGAAGATTATATTGGAACGATGGAAATTTACATGTTAGATAGACAAATGCAAAGAGTGTTTGGTGTAAAATTAAAAGAAGTTTATCCAGTAAATAGAGGTAATATAGCTCTTTCTCAATCAAGTGTTGATACTGTTTCGGAAATATCTATATCATTTGTATATGCTCAATCAGAATACAATATGAATAATGTTTTATATCCATCAGCTACACAAAATTGGGACTCAGTTAAAAGAAAATATTCAGGTAGTTTTAATCCTTTTGATATTAATGTTAGTCAAGTTAATGATTATTTAGGAAAATTTGGAAGTGATTTAAAAATACCAGATATAGGTAAAACTATTAATAAACTAATTTCACCATTCTCGAAACAATTAAATGGATTGGGATTAAACAATAAAGTAAATGAATTAACATCAAAATTCAAAAGTAAATATTCAAATATATTCACATCGAATATAAGCAAAATTACAAGCCCGATTAAGAAATATACATCTGGCATCACAAAGACAATTAATAAAATATTTAAGTTCTAAGGAGTAAATTTTTATGTCATTACCTAATTATGATTCTAGACCTATTCAATCGGTTAAATTACCTATATCAAAAGAAACTATTAATGTAAAGCCTTATACAGTTGCACAAGAACAAATTATATTAGAAGCTATGGTTGATATCGAAAATAAATCAGAGTTTTTAATTAATATCAAAAGAATACTACAAGCTAATATTGTCGAAGAATATGATATTGAAAAAATGTTTTTAGTTGATTTAATTTATTTGAATATAAAGCTAAGAGCTATGTCTAAATCTGAAACAATTCAATTCAGTATTGAGTGTGATAATCCAGAATGTCCAGAACATAAAAAAGGTGTTAATGTCTTTAATGAAATCGAAGATATTATTTTTGTTAGAAATTCAGATAAAACACAAAGTCTTGTAAAAATCGATGATAAACTTTCAATTGAATTGCAACCCGTTAAATTAAACTATATAGATTATTTGGCCTCTAAAAATGAAAATCTTATAAATGATGATGATACAGAAGAACATCTTAAAAAAATATTAGATAGAGAAACATTAGAACTTGCGTTAGTTAATATTGCTTATAGTGTTAAAAGGGTTTTCTATGATAATCAAGTTTTTGATAAGTTTGACATTGAAGAATTATTAGAAAATATTTTAGCCAATTTAACAGAAACACAATTACAAATGCTACAAGATGAAAAAAATAAAATGGCTAATATTTATATTAAAATAGTTCAAAAATGTAAAGGTTGTGAAAAAATATTTGAAAGAGTTGAAGATGATTTTTTCGTGTTTCTCACCTAACTTTTGGGTATTTAAGCCTAGCAGATTTTTACCAGAATCTTCATGACATGGTAAGATACTCGGCTTATTCATTAGGTGAGTTAAAAAATTTAATACCATATCAGTTTGAAGGTTTCCAGATGTTAGTTAATAAAGACTTAAATGAGAAAAAGTAAATAACATAAAGTGAGGTTATCAATATGAGTAATAGTCAATCTATGAAGGGATTAGTAAAATATTTGAATAAAAATAATGCTAAAAATTCTATTCAAAGAAATGCAAAGATGAATCCAACACAATCAAACGGTTTTGTTAATCAGCTAATAAAATCTGATAGTATGCTAAAAACTCTTTTGACAAATTCACCTATTGTTTCTATTTTAAAAGAAATTAGAGATAGTTTAGAGTGTAATAGTGCTAAACCTATTAAAGAACATCCAGAATCAACAAAAAAACCTGCAAATGATGGAGCTGAATTTTGGCAAGAAGGTGCTGAAGCAAAACGAGTAAAAAGAGAAACAAAAAGTATTACATTACTTGAAAAAATAGCAGGAGGATTTAAGGGATTAACACTTTCTGGTGGTTCATCTGGTGGTTCATCTGGTGGTTCATCTGGTGGTTCATCTGGTGGTGGGATATTATCCAAAATGTTTGGTGATTCTACGATATATAAAGCTGTTGCTGGTGGGGCCGTTGGTTCAGCTTTAGCAGGATTAGCTACAACTATATTAGCTGGATTAGGAACAGCTATAGGTGGTCTATTTGCTCTTGGTAGTGGTGCTAGTTTTCTTCAAGGTGTATTCAATTCAGAAGATATTGCAGGAACTACTAAACTTACAGGTCTTAAAGGGTTTATAAAAACTATGGGTGCTGGTTTTGCTCAGGTTTTTTCTAATATGACATTAGGTAAAATTAAAGCTAAAGATATATATAAATATATGGAAAAAACTACCATATCAATTAAAGAAACAACAACAAAAATTCTAGGTGAAATAATGTCTGCAATAGATGGACAACTCGTAGAATTATTGGGTGATAATTATAAAGATATTAAAGATGGAATAAAATTTACAGTTAAAGGTATTGGTAAAGTTTACGATAAAGTTAAATCTCCAGTTGGTAAAGCATATGATTTTTTAACCACTCCCGGAAAAGCTCTAGGTGGTTACATGATGAAGAAGATAGATGGTTTAAATGATACGGGCGATGCCATTAAAGGCGATAAAATGTTAAATAGAAAACCATCTAATTCTCATGGAGTTGGTGGTTCTTTTGGTGCAGATGAATATAAAGATGATGATAGTCTTTCCAAAAAATCTAATACAAATTCATCACTTGCTGATGCCATTAAAAAAAGACATGCTAAAGGTAAAGATACAACTGGTAGTTGTGCCTTTGGTGTTAGAGAAGTTACAGGTGAAGCAGGATTAACACCAAAAGGATTAGGTTTAGGTGATGCCTATCAACAAAAAGATAATTTTAAAAAATATGGTTTCAAAGTTATTGGTGGAGAAAATAGAACTGATTATGATGCAATAAATGATTTACCTGCTGGTTATAATGTTGTATTTGGTAAAGGTCAAACAGATGAAGCAAAACGTGGTAAACATGTTGGACACTCTATGATAACTACTGCAAATGGTGGTGAGTATTCAGACCATTATTCAACAAGAAAAAAATCAATAGAAAGAGCTAAGAAATTAAAAAGACCATTCACAATATTAAAAGCTCCCGATAAAAAGGGTAGTATTCAAACTGGAACATTAGCTAGTAAACTACAACCACCTAAACCAATTATTCCAGACGCTTCAAATGCAGGAAATGGTGATACATATGTTTCAAATAAAACAGTTAATCAAACAAATGTAGCACCAGATCTTTCAACTGATGATGGAAGTATAGCTTCTACACTTTATAAAGTATTCATGGGAGGGTAATATGCTAGGAAAAAGTGCTTTTTATTATAATATTATAAGAAAATATGTTGTGGCTTTTGGTTCTCTATTTAATGACATACATGTTATCAGGTCTAAAGCTGATGGAACACTTGTCAAAGATATTACAGTTCCAATAACATTTGCTTCAAAAGATAAAGCAAGAAATCAAATAAACTCTATACATTCTAGATATAACGAAGATAAGACAATAGGGGCTAAAATAGGGGCTATCTTACCAAGAATATCATATACTATGATTGGTATGGAACCAGACCCTACAAGGATGATTAATGCTCTACAAACTAGAGCACAAAACATTTCATCAAGTGATAATTCTTCAACATCTGTTTTAGTTGGTAAACCATTCACATTTAACTTTACTTTATCTATATGGTCAAAATACTTAGATGATATGTTTCAAATTATTGAGCAATCATTACATTTTTTTAATCCAGAATATACAGTAACTTTAAAAGAAATACCTGAGATTGGAATTGAGTCAAATATACCAATTTCATTATTAAGTGTTGCTCCTGCTTTTGAAACTGAATTTGATGAAATGAGTTGGAGAGTAATTAGATTTGATATGGACTTTACTTTAAAGGGGTATATTTATCCACCAATAACAGATGATAAAATAATTGAGAAAATTAAATTGAATTTTAATGATATGAATACTGAAGAAAAATTAAGCTTTATGCAAACGGAGTTCATTGACGATGATGTAATGTTTTATTCTGCATATGTTGAAAATACAGATAGTTATTTTACATCTGTTGATGATGGTAGTGAAACAGTTAAAGATTATGCTTCTATTTCAATGCCAGCTTATCATCAAGAAGATGAACCAACATTACCAGAAAATACCAAAAGAGGATTGTGGGTTATTCCATCAACTGCTAAAAGA